ACAACCAAATGCTCCCATGTGTTCATTACCAGGATATTTTACACCATTTTTAAGTACCACTCTATTTTGTAATTGCTGAGGTGGAACCCAGCTAGTTTTAAATCTACCTTTTGGATCTGGGTAAAATATTACCTGTGAATCTTTTATACCGCTAACCCATTGAAAATTACCAGTTGTAATACCTAGAGTTCTAGACATTTCTTCGTTGTAATCTATTTGCTCGTATATTTTTACTAAATTAAATATACTGTTTTTTGTTTCATCTCTAAATGCGTGCTCTGTTGTTCTTGGGAATTGACGGTAAAACTCGTTTAAAGCATCTTGATCGTCTTTTAGACCATCTACTTCGTTCTGCCAACTATCAACTACACCTACATCTATTAATTCACCATCTGGGGCAAACACATCCCTGTCAGGAGTAGTGAATACTGGAACTCCGTACTCGTCAATAAATCCTTCGTAGTTCCATTCCATTGGGATAAACAAAGAGTATAAACCAGATTTTGTCTGGCCATTTCTATTTCGCTTAGTGACATCTGATGCATTATATAATTTTTTAAAGTTATCTCCACCTTTATCTAAAGCATTGGAGGTTGATCCCATCATACATTTACCAACAATTCTACTACCTAGTCTTAAACAAGTTTTCGTAACTCGCCAATTGTTTAATATATTATCAGGCCTTTCCCATTTACCACTTTCATCGTGTACTAGTAATGCTAATTTTTCACCATCATAGCTGTTGTCACCTGTGTTTTTCCAATCAATAGTTGTATCTAACCCTTGTATATCTTCCAGCTTTTCATTAGCTGTAATTTT